TCTTCGAACGCTGTCTGAGATACAACCGCGTAATCAGACATGTTTAGTCTCCTTTCAGACGGCTGTGATATACTCTGCCTCAGCCGTCAAATAAATTCGTTTGACTTTGTCATCAGTTGACCCGCTCGCCATTCGCTGAGCAAAAGGTGTTGTTTCTGGAATCTTCACCCAGAAGTATCCACCATCAATCTGCAGAGGTTTTCGAATGTTTACGATAAATGCGAGTATTTCATCAGCTTTTTTGCTGATGGCCTCCCATGAGTCTGACCGATACCACAGTGACGCAGTCAGACTGACCGTCTGGTTGATAATGCCGATCCTCGCCTCGTATGTAATGTGAGGATAATTGGGCATCGTCCCCTCTGTAAATGTTGTCTGCTCGTCGTATGCCGGGAGACCAAACGACTCCCAGAACTGCTGCAGCGTCTGCCATTTATCCATCAGTGAGCCTCCACTCCTCAGCGGTCACCTGTCGCATGTTGAGCGTGGCGCTTGCCGGTGTGGCCTTGTCGTCTCCGTCAGAGGTTACCCGGAAGATCTTGCTGTCGGATAGTCGGGTAAAAACATCGTGATACTGCAGATTTATGCTTTTCTTGGTTGTGACGGTGTACAAGCCTGTCACGCCCTGCGCTGCTGCAGTCCTGGCCTCCATGGAACTGTCAAAAACGATCGCCGCATCAAACGTCGCACCTGCCACCCATGTGGTCCTTATCCCTCCGTATCCGTCTGCCTCGGTCCGCTTGTCCATGACCTGGCATTTTTCCATTGCCTGAGATAAGAGGCTCATATCTTCCGCCACCTCCTCAGCCTTGCGGCAAAGGCACCCTGCCATGTGCCAGAAAGGTCCTGTCCGGATCCGGCGCCGCCGCCGCTCTTACTATACGCATATCCTCCGAAGGATTCGCTCTGATATGGCGATAGCAACGTGCTGTCGGTGGTTTCATACTTGTCACGCCAGTCTTTGATGTCGCTGGCCAGGTCAAGCACCTCGGGCGGCACAGCCATAAGCCATACCGCTCCGTCAAAGCTCTCGTCGTGCAGGTCATAAGTGGGGTGCTGATAGACGCCGTCGTTAAAGACCGACCCGACGATTCTGTAGTATTCACCCGGCTGGATGTCCGGGATGTCGATCTGCCCGTTTTCAATCTCAAATCGACGGATCGAACGGCGAACTTCAAACCAGTTTCTGATCTCGCCGCACAGTTCCGTCAGCGCCCCGCACCTCATCAGCCCTCGGAAACGGTACCGGCGACCACGCCGTCCGCGTACTCTACAAGGAACTGGATGCCGCTCATCGCCAGCATCTCGATCTGCGCCCTGTTGTCAGTCTGGGAAGTATGCACGCCGATGTATCCGGTCTCGTCTGAGGTCAGATTAAATGCGTTTGCTACATCGCCGGACATGGTCAGATAGTACATAATCAGGTTTTCCTTCGCCGTCGAGTAGACCTTGCCCTTCGCAACCTGGGAAGTCAGGACCACGGTGCCAAGGCCAAGGAAGTCCTCAATGTACTGCATGCCGAACGCAGTCTGCGTGGTAATGGTTGCGGTAGCCAGATAGTCTGCGATGGTCAGAGGGTTGATAAAGTGGACGGCCTCGATTGCATCGTTCTCAAAAAGTACCTGGAGCTGCCCCCAGGACTTTGCGAGCACTTCCTGCAGCGTGTCGCCTCCTACTTCTACTCCAACAGCAGGCGTGTATCCTGCCTGCCCCTCGGTGCCGCTCGCGGCATGCACAATGCCGGAAAGGAACGTGAAAAACTGTGTTCTGATTCCCTTCTGGATGTCGCGCAGCATACCCTTGTCGGTTTCGGTCACTGCCTCGGTGTATCCGGACTTTTTGATCGCCTCTGCCGTAGTAGCCTTACGCCATTTTTTGATGGTGATCTCGCCGATCGGGATCTTAGTGCGTGCGTACTGAGACAGGGGGATAACCTCGCCTTCCGGTACAGTCCCGTTATGCAGAGTCCCGGTAGTCTTATAGTAGTACATCGTGGTCCCTTCCATCAGCGGGATCTTTCTGGTCACGCCAAGGGCCTCGATCAGTTTCTGCAGGATGGACCCGTTAAAGCGCTCAACAAAGTCGATCTCGCGGGCCTTAGCCATCTGCTGAGTAGTGATTACGTTTGTCTCTGCAGACGTAGTAACATTTTCCATTTTTACTCCTTTCTTGGGTTAAAACCCAAAAAGATCATGATTTTGAGCGATTGCTACCTGGCGTTCATGGTCATCTTTGATTTTCATGATGTCCTCTTTGGTAGCATACGTCTTACCGGACGCGCCCGCAGGCGGAGTTGACGTTTTTGCTCCCTGCGTCGATTCGGTGACTATAAAATCCGCCCACTCTGTTTTTACCCTTTTTGTCATCTCATCATGGCCTTTGATCTTGCCGTCTGCGTCAAGCTCTATACTTCCAAGGTCAGACACCCGGAGCACCGTGTCGATCCGTTTTTCGGAGACTCCCGCCTCCTTCAACAGCTCTCGATATGCCTTCTCCTTTTTGGCGGTCTCTTCCTTCGCCGCCACGTCGGCCTTGTAGTTGTCAAACTCCTGTTTGAGTTCTGTGTATTTAATTTCAAACGGGTTTTTGCCGTCGTCACCCTCAGCAGCCTTTTTAAGGTCGTCCAACTCCTTCTGGACGGTCGGCAGCTTCTCTGCGTCCGCTTTATACCTGTCGCGCTCTTCCTTCAGCGCGTCTACCGTTTCGGCGTGCGCGGCGATTATCTCATCGACCTTGTCGCCGTCAATCCCCATCGCGGTCAGAAACTTACGTGTTAGTGCCATGATTTCATCCTCCATTTCTTCGGCGGTTTTTATGGCTGTCCTTCGCCATATATCTCGAAAAAGCTCTCCATTTCTTCGGTTTTCTCGCTTTTTCTCTGTTATTCTAAATTTATCAAATAACTATCAACGTGTCAATCAATCGGAGCTCTTCAACACGTCTTCTATCATTTTTTTGTACTCGTCCTGGTGATCCGCAAGCGCGTTCTTTAAAAAGTGCAGCGGCGTCATGCCCATTGTGTGGTGCAGCTCCCCTTTGATGTCGTCAACGTACCACCATCCGCCCTTGCGCCCTTGTCCCATTTCCGGGTCCAGATAGACACCGGTGCCGACCTCGTTGTAGATTGCATACTCCAGATTAGACCCGATGTACACCTCGCCATCCTTCGTGGCATGTGTCACCGAGTTGCGGAGCCGGCCGGTGGGGACGTACCACGAATCTGCCTTGCGTGGGACGCCCGCCGTGATATTGTCCTTTGCGTAGTTCTCCGCCTGCTGTCCAATCATCTCGAGGACTTTTCGCACCGCTTCATTCTTCGCGAGTTTGACAGCTTCCCTCTCGTCATCCACGATCTCAAGGCTCAACTTGGTCTCCATTTAATCACCTCGCCTTTTTGCGTGCTGCCATTCATCAAAGCTCATATCTCCCATGCCTGGCGAATACTCCACCCTGTCGCGCTCGTACCCGACAATCTGCGTGGTCATTGTACACCGGCAGTTATAGACCATCTCCGGCTCCGCATCAGGGTCTCCTGGATACATGATCTGGTATCCGTCCACCTCGAAGGGCTCGTCAATCGGGACCGTCTGTCCGTGAAGCATCCTGTGCTCGTGTCTGGTGCGGCTGTCTAGTGTAGACTCCCACGTCTTTTCCTGCTCGATTCCAAGCTCCTCGGCCTCCTTAAAACAATCGAGTCTCCCGGAGTTTTCTGCAGCCGTGCATGCTGTGCGGGCATTGCGCACCGCGTTTTTAAAGTTTGCCTCGGTCACAGTCTCGAGCCTCCTCGCCATGTCGCCGATCGTCTCACCCTGCAGTATTGACTGTGTGATCGATGAACTGATAAGTTGTCGGTTCCACCGCAGGTCTTTGTTTCGGAGAATCGCCTGCGCCGTCCTTGATCCAGGCACAGGATCCGGGAGCAGCTTGGGATTGTCTCTCATGAGCCGCTCGACGGTGTGCCGGTCGTATAGACTAAAAGAAGCGTTGATCTTAAGACCATGCTCGATCGTATATGCAGCGTAGTTACGGTTAACGGCATACACATCCGGAAGCCCTCCCTTGATGATCCGCCTTGCAATCTGATTTGCGTTGTGCATATCCTCCGCCAGCACGTCCCGAGTATCTTTCCACCTTTTACCGATCATTATGTGCCGGTGAAGCCAATGTTGAAACTCACTCGGGCTGATCTCGCCCGCCTCCATCTTTGCGCGCTGGACCCTTTCGCCGTCCGCCACGGTCTGTAGGTATGCGTCCATCTTTCTGGAAACCTCGCGCCCTGCCTTTTTGTACTCGCTCGCGATTCGCTTTTCCATGGCCTCGATCATGTCGTCAGTCTCTTTATGGGCGATGTCCATTTACGCCTCCTCCTGTGCCTCCACTGGCTCCTCCTCGTAATCACTCAGGCGATCGCTCTGGTCTGCCGTCATCCTTCGCATAACCTCCTCAATCTTGTCGGCGTCCCCCAGGAGCGTCAGTACCTTTTGTGTCACATAGTCTGTGTCAAGTACCGCAGCCGCAGACAGCACTGTCATGACCTCCTCCTGCGTGTTAATGATCATCGACCGGGTGAAGGTCGGATTGTCATCAATACCCGCAAGAGCAAGAATTCCGCGTATGAAGTCTATGACGCAATATTCGAACTGGTCAGCTTTGCTGTTCATCGGCTCGTATGCCGCGCGGATCTGCGTCGCCGTTGCCGCGCCCGAAGCGATCTCACTGGTGTCCAGTGCCATATAGTCGCGGTAAAGGTCCTTGCTCAGCCGATCGAGCAGCGCCTCCCGCGCCGCGTAAGGAGTCTCGACGGTCTGTGCTTGTGCGGTCGAACCATAATCATCAACGACCGCTGCATGCAGCGTTTTCATGCGCTCCACAAATCGCGCCAAATCGATGTCGTCCATACCACCCGCGTTTTGAATCGTCCAGTAAACAAACGCGGCCTCGTCCACCGTATTGGCAAAGCCAGACTTAATCAGATCGTAAGCATCAATCTGCTCCCGGATGCCGACAAGCTCGCTCTGGTGGTGTGGATTACCCCACATCGGCACAATCGGGAAAGTGGGATAATTGCCTCCGTCGTAGATCTCCACTCCGTCCACGTCCGAATATCTGATCTTGTGTTTGTAGGACCGCTTGTCCTTCAATACAGAGCCTTTTCCGTGCTCCCAGATAAAGTCAGTGTATCCGTCAACCTCGTAGAGCGTCGCCCGCAGCGGTCTGGAACTGTCAACCTGCCAAAAGCGGATGCCGGCCATCAGTGCGCCATTTTCCTCGTCGTAGAGCGGTGCGAATTCCATCGCATCAAACACCTCAAGGTGATCGAGATTGAAAAACCCAAACGCCACCCCGCCAACAAGCGCAGCCTTGCCGATCTCCTGTAACCTGGTCTCGAAGTCATCGCCGAGCCGGTCAGCAGTAGCGCTGTTTTGCCAGGTCACACCATTGCCGAGAAGGAACTGCACCTGCTGGATAACAAAGCGGTTGAAGAATCCGCTCGACAGCTTGTAGTTCGCGCTGAAGTTGTCCGGCACGGCCTGCCCTGTGACCTTATAAAGGAGCTTTTGGTAGCTCACGATCGTCCGGTTGCGGTGACGATCATACTCGTCACCAAGAACGGCATCAATGTACATGTTGCTCGCCTTGTGTTTATTGATCGCCATCCGTACAAAATCGATCCTGTCCTGCATGTTTTCGCCGACGGCGACCAGATCCTGATATGTAACCATTTTATACCTCCGTGTTCCAGAGCGGTCGGTATGTCGCCCGCCTTATTGTGATGTGATTTGTTTTAACAAAATAGCGCATGGCGTCCATCAGATGGTCGTTAACTTTGACCGGTCTGTCATCGATGGCGCCCTCGTCCCAAACGTACCCGCCCGCCTCCATCTGCCAGTTCTTGAGTGATGGTGATATCTTGATGACCCCTGTGCGCATTGCCGTCGCTGTCTCCCTAATTCCGTCTGCCACATCATTAATCGCCGGAATAACCTTATACTTTTCACGCTTACGGAGCAGGGTGATAAACGACGCCGCAGACGGGTCGATTATCGTCTTGATGGTCTCCGGTACAACGTCTGCAAAGTAGTCGGCCAGCCACGCGTCGATATCCCTGGCATACTCCTCGTCTGTCTTTTGTATTCCTGTGTCCCTGCCGCTGTAGTAATACTCCGCGAGAGCGTACCAAGTCCCCCCGTATCTTCCCCATAGAATCGCGGCAAAGGCGTTCTGCGTGCCGTAGTCCATCGACAGCATATATGTGTCTGCAGGCCCGCTCGGAGGATCCTCTAGCGCCTCCTCGTACATTGGATAAATGAGCCCCTCTGCAAGCGCCCACTCACCAAGCACGTATCGCTTATAGTACACAGTGCCCTTGTACTCCTCGCAGATTGCATCCCGCACCTCAACCGGCAGAAACGGATTGTCAAAAAGTGTATAATGCTGCGCGTAAATGTCAGCGTCACTCTCCAAGAACTGTTTCAGCCAATGGTTAGGCCCCTGTGGATTAAGTGCTCCATCAAAGCACGAATAGCTTTTATCCAGACGCGATTTAAGAAGCTCGAACACATCTGGGCTCCAGTCTGCAACCTCGTCTCCATAACAGTACTTCACGGAGGATCCTCGGAGTTTTGATACCTGGCTGACCTTTTCAGCTCCAAGACAATACACACGCTCTCCGAACAGATAACATGTGTTTGCGCTGCTGATCTCTCCCACCATAGCTGGCCCCCATATTGTCCTCATCGGCTCCAGCAGGTTTCGCTCTATCGTGCCTCTGGTAACTCCCAGGATAAACGACAAGCCATCCTTGCCGATACGATTCCGGATTCTTCTTGGTATTAGATAATAATCCATGTATGTCTTTCCAGATCGTGTCGCACCAACTTTAAAGTTCCACCTGTGAGCTGCAGATCGCATAAATTCCTTCTGCTTATCGGAAAACTCAATCATTCCGCGCCTCTTGGCAAAGCCGCCATAATCTCGTCCAACTTGGAAAGAGCTTCTTGGTTATCAACCTCGTAACTGTCACGCTGGCCGAGGATGTTTTTCCCGAGAAAGATCGCCATGGACGCGCTCCGCTTCGCCAGCTCAAACTGTGCCCGGCGGAGGGATATTTTCCCGTTCTGACGCTTTTCGGCGTAAACCTCGGAGTATTGCCGTCCGTATGTGCGCTTGCACCAGCTATACAGAGTCTTGTCTGACACTTCAAGAAAGCCGCAGATCTCCTCGAGCGTACACTGCAGGAAGCACAGCTTTTCAAATGTCTTCGCGTCTATGTCCTTCGTCGGCCTGCCGGCCATCACACATCCCCCTCTCTCCTGTGTAGCGAGTGCTCCGCGTCAAAGCCGCTCGGGTACCGTGCCATCAGCTTGTCGATGTTTGTCGCTGCGACGTCGTCAAAGCTCCAGCCCATTGCTGTGCAGTATTCTGCCATAAACCACAGCAGATCCCCCAGCTCCTTCTTTGCGTGCTCGCGGTCAAATCTATGGCCTTGATATTCCTTCTGGTATAAGCCATGCAGTTCGCCGATCTCGGAAACCATCCCGCTCATCGAGTGGCACTCCATCTCCAGCCGGCTGAAGTCATCTGGGATTGTGCGCTTTGCTTTTAATCTGTACTCTTCAAATGTCATACTTTCTCTGCCTTTCTGCCTGTTAGGTTTTCCCACCTTGCTATGATGACATCCACATATTCGGGGGATAACTCTGCCATATAACAAGTTCGTCCTGTTTGCTCACACGCAATCAAGGTACTGCCCGAACCACCAAAGACATCAAGTATTATATCGCCCTCATTCGTGAAGTCTTGCAATATTTCACTCAACATTCTTATCGGTTTTTGTGTCGGATGCACTCGTTTTTCGTGTTCGCCCTCTCTTATCATACCGTTCCACAACTGATGATAAATTCTAACAGGTGTGTGAAAACTGCACCAAGCCATTTCGCCATCTGCAAAGGTATTTCTGATACCACTTTCCCCTCGTTTATCCCATATAAGCCAACCATCGCTCGGAGGAAGAAAATCAAGAAAGTAGTTACCACCCCATAAAATCATCTTGTCGCAAAGTTGTGAATAAATGTCATAAGCCTGTTGTGCTGTTTCAGTTGTATCATCACCTATAACTTTCGCATATTTCCCTCTTTGCGCAACGTGATTATCTCCATAAGCAACACACACTCCATCATCATTTACTGCGTTTATACCATATGGGCTATCAGTAAACACCATATCAGCCTTTACCCCATCCATAAGCCTATCAATAACCGCAATATCCGTACTATCTCCACAAATAAGCCGATGCTCTCCAAGCTGATATAAATCCCCGACCTTTGCCTTTGGCTCATCCGGGACAGTACCTGTATAGTTATCGTCAAACGCTTCAAGGTATCCCCCCCCCCCGTCTGACAATTCAAACCCATAGTCGGACATATCAATGTCATCCAGTTCCGCCAGTTCATCCAGTTCAAGGTCAAGCAGCTCATCGTCCCATTCGCTTTCGTTGGTTTTATTATCCGCCAGCCTGTATGCCCGGATCTCCTCGTCGGTCAGATCATCGGCACGCACCACCGCCACGCCGTCCATTCCT